TTTACATCTGAAAAATAGTGTTCTATGTTATATACCCAAGGAGCGCACACATCATGGCAAAAGACCCCACAAAATATTCCCACCTAGATGCACACGTCGATAAGTTAAAGGATAAGGAGCGTGCACAACAGCTATTGGATGATGCCGCCAAGGTTCAGGCAAGTGCGTCAACTCCAGAGGAGGCAGGTGTGACCCCTGATCCGGCGTACGTTCAGGATGGTCGGATAAATAACGGAGGGGCACGACCAGGGGCCGGACGCCCTAAGAGTAAGATTAAGATTGATCGCGATACCGTGATGAGACAGCTCCACGAGTGTGGTGCGGATCCTATACAGTTCATGATCGATATGATGATGGACCCGGATGAGGATAAGGACCGCCGACTCGCCTGTGCCAAAGAGCTTCCCCAGTATTACATTCCTAAGTTAAAATCCATAGAACATAAACCAAGTGATGATCTCCTGTCTGGTGGGATTGCCATTGTTAAGTTCAGTAAGAGGCGAGACGACCCCATAGACGTTGGCGAGGTCGCGTCAAAACTTTTAAGTGAGGGAGAACAAGATGGGCGGACCGACAGCACTACCGAGGGATAAGTTTACTAACCCAGTTCAGATTTTACGGTTTAAGGACGGTGACTCACACCAGGTTACTATTGGGGCGTCCTCAGCCAGGAATGCGACACCGTTCTTAGGTGAGACTCAGTGTGTTCTTATCCATGCTGACGTCGACTGCTTTATTCACCAGGGGGATGTTACTGTGGACGCAGTTGGCACCGATCATTTCATAGCGGCTAATCAGCCATATTATGTGTCTGTGCGAGACCTGAAGCATATTGCTGTTATTCAGGATGCCGCTGGTGGCACACTCTATATATCAGAACTTGAATAGGAGGATACCATGCTTTGGGGATTTGGGCAAAGAAAGAAGGGAGTCATACACAAGACTGTGTCGGCGAGTCCGGGACAGTTGGCACTGAGGTGTGACTGTGGCAACATGACATTCGGGGGATTTGTGAACCCCCTTGATCCGAGGACGGCGAGGCTATCTCAGCTCGTGTGTCTGCAATGTTCTAAGGTGTTTGGAATCGGGGTGAGTGCCATCCTCGATGGAAACGGACAGGTTGCTGTCGAGACCAATAATCCTAGCGCGCCTAATATATATCGAAATGACAAGAAGAACGGAGTCAATGTGGATGTTCCGTTAGGCCGCTTCAATAAGAGAGGGCTGTTATGAGTATGACCCAGGCTCGAATCCAGGGCAGAGCGGACAGGATACTGGCGACACTGAAGAGAGCTAAGGCCAGGCTGGACATGGATCCAAGAAGTCCACAGGCTCCTAAATGGATTGAGCAGATTAAGACGCTCACTCCTGCCTTAAAGAATCTCAAGCAGTACGGGGACACCAATATTCCGATGCCTCCTGAGGGAGTCTCCATTGATTTTACAGAGGCGGATATTAAACCCAAGGTCGCTAAGTGGTGGCCGTTCTAAGCGAGGATGACATGGTTGATTTTGACCGCATGATACGCATCTTTAAGAATCAACGGTGGGGTGATCTTGACATGATGTCCAATGACCAGATCAATGAGTTCATTGAGTTCATGGAGAGTTCAAAGCCATCAGACCCTGACTCTGACTCTGATACTTCCGAGGATATGGATATGGAAGAGGAGGAAGAGGAAGAAGAAGAGGAGGAAGAGGAAGATGTTTGATCTTAAAGGACTTAAACATAAGCTCAAGGACATCGACAATGTCGTCACACTATCTTTCTATGACTCCTTCATTGAGGCCATGGGTGATGGTACTCATGACATGGATGATGTCACGGCCAACGTCTTCAGGTGTGAGTTGTGCAACGCGTATACATATAGCGCGGCACACACCCAGAGGAGCGACTGGTCTGGGACAGCCCTGGCGACCGCGAATGGGTACACAAATCCTGGTCAGGGGTTGACGGCCGTTACGTGGGTTGGTAGTGGTGGCACCACGACGTGGGATGCGGCCAATGTGACATGGACGGCGTCTGGTGGATCTATTGGTCCAGCGACTGACGCGGTCATTTACGATGACACGACGACCTCACCTGTTGATGCTGGTATCTGTAATATCGATTTCGGTGCCTCAGAGACCGCGGCCGATACAGCGACGTTCAACATTAATTTTAACGCGTCTGGAATATTCACGATATCTTAATCTAGTGATGGACTGGAAAATCTATTATGGGAATGGATCTGCCTTCTCATCCGACGACGGAGGAGTGTGGGAGGCTCCATCTCATGATGTCGTCTGTGTCGTTCACAAGACTGAAAACGGAAGGCAATGCTTGAATACATGGGACTGGTATATCTACCGCTCTGACGTGGGATGGTGGGGCGTGGATATGATGGGGATGGTCGATCAGGTCATGCACTTTACTGACAAGGTTATGGGAGTCAAGCAGGGAAGGTGTATTCCTGACCAAGATTATTATGAGATCATGAGTCGCGCCAGAAGCGACCCCGACTTCCCAAAACAAACAGCAAGAAAGAAAAACGAGACAGGCAATCAATGTTATGGACCCGGAAAGAATGAATAAACATCAAGCGAAGATTATCGGATGGTTGAACGGCAGGCCGGTATATTCCGTCTCCGGCGGGCATAATGTTTTTAGTCTAGACCAGACATCATTCCGGGGTCGAAATGATGATGGCTCTGAATCAGGTGCATCATGGATTGACGCCGCTAATTCTGACTGGACGCAGGACGTTGACACAAATTTTCGGGTAAGGTTTCTCATCCAAGAGTCGGGGGCTGGGACCGCATCGGGAACTCTGAACCATGCCTCTGGTTTTTCTTCTCTACAGTATAATTTAGGAGGGGCTGGATGGAATTCCGTCACCGATTCGAGCAGTGTTGTAATAATGTCCGCTTCGAGTGATCCATTCACCAACGGGGACGTGACAACCCAACAGCTTGGCTCTGGTACTTTTGTTGATGGCTTTATTCTGGATTCAGAAAATATAACGGACTCCGCTTCGTTCTCGGGTGATGATGAGACTGAGGTTGAATATTGCCTGCAAATTGTTGGTGCTGATGTAAGCGATACAGATACGATTCAGTTAAGGGTGGTTGGGGAAGATGGGTCCGGAGTAGTTCTTAATTCCTACACCAATACCCCAACTATTACCGTTAATATACCAGCTGGAGTTACAATAGATGTTCCTCTTGGAACATTCACAATCAATGGTCAACTTCCGTCTGTTGCTACTGGGGCGGCGGTTGATACTCCTTTAGGCACGTTTACGTTATCAGGTCAACTTCCATCAGTGGTCATCGACGCCGCGGTCAACACTCCTCTCGGCACATTCACTCTTGCCGGTCAGCTTCCAGATGTACTTGTGGATGTTGCGATCAATGCTCCTTTGGGTTCCTTCACACTATCAGGACAACTACCAAATGTCGTCGTTGATAGATCTATAAACGTATCGCTGGGCTCCTTCACTCTCACAGAACTCACGCCTGTTGTCGACATAGGCGTCGCCAATGTTAATGTGGAGAATCCACTAGGAACGTTCACACTATCACCCCTTGTTCCAACAGTACCTGTTGATAGATCTCAGAACGTCTCTCTTGGAACTTTCACATTGACAGGGCTCGTTCCTTCTGTGGTTGTTGATAGGTCTATCAATGTCTCTCTTGGAACCTTCACATTGACAGGACTTGTGCCTGATGTTGTTATAGGCGTGGTTAATGTTGATGTTGATGTCTCTCTTGGTGCGTTTACCCTATCAGGGCAACTACCAGCCGTGGCCGTTGACGTGGCTGTCACGATGCCTATAGGTTCTTTCACACTATCTCCTGTGGCTCCGAGTATTTTATTGGATGTAGCAGTGAACGCGCCTTCTCACGCATTTACGTTGACTGGTGTTGTGCCGATCGTGATTGATACTGGAGGTGCTCCTGGTCCTGTCGACGTTAATAAACCAATTGGGTTATTTAGAATGGTGGGTAAGTAATGTATAAGGTTCCTATAGATTGGGTTCCACGAAAATATCAGATTCCTGGGTGGGACTATTTGGAGGATGCTGAGGGCGGTGGTAGAGCCGTCTGGGTGTGGCATCGTCGAGCAGGTAAAGATCTGACGGCCATCAACTATATAGCCACGCAGATACTTGAACGTCCGGCACTGTATTGGCATGTTCTTCCAACATATAATCAGGGACGTAAGATTGTTTGGGACGGAATGACGAAGACTGGTCGTAAGTTTATTGATCATCTTCCAATGGCATTGGCAGAATCTGTGAATAGCACAGATATGAAGATAATGTTTAAGAACAATGCCGTGTATCAGGTGGTAGGTGGTGATAATCCAGATAGGTTGGTCGGAGCAAATCCCGCTGGTATCGTGTTCTCTGAATTCCCCCTCATGAACCCTCGATGCTGGACCTTGCTTCGGCCAATCCTGCTGGAGAACGGAGGTTGGGCCATATTTCCTTATACGCCTCGTGGTAAGAATCATGGGTATAAGATGCTTCAGATGGCTCTCAAAAATCCTAAGTGGTTTGCTGAGGTTCTTACCGTCAATACCACTGGTGTCGTGACTCCTGAGATGGTGCAGGAGGAGCGAGACTCTGGTATGGATGAGGCTGATATTAATCAGGAGTATTACTGCTCATTTGATACACCTCTCAAGGGGGCGTATTACGCCGAGGAGATGAATAGAACTAGTCAGCAGGGTCGCATTGGCGAGCATCCTCCTGATCCTTATCTTCCTGTTAAGACGGCCTGGGATATTGGTGTTAACGATAAGACCATTATCGTGTTTTTTCAGACGTTTGAGGAGAAGGTTAAGGTAATAGATTGTTACTCAAATTCTGGAGAGGGCCTTGCGCATTATGTCAAGGTTCTTAAGAGTAAGCCTTATTTCTATGATGGACATTACGCACCTCATGATATGAGGGTTCGTGATTTTTCAACAGGTAAGTCTCGTTATGAGACAGCCCTCAGTATGGGTATACGCTTCACCATAGTCCCAAAGACTCCTCTAGAGGATGGTATTGAGGGTGTCAGGGGAATGTTACCAATGACTTACTGGAATGACACTGAGGATACTGAGCCCTTGATATTGGCCATGGGAGAGTATAGAAAAGATTGGGACGATAAATTGCAGGTTTTTAAGAGCAAGCCTCTTCACGATTGGTCTAGTGATTATGCTGATGCCATGAGGACATTGGCCATGGGACAGAGGTCAAATGCTCATAAGGTGAACAGAAATGCTGAGAGACAAGCGATCAGTAATCTTGATTTTTAGGGAGATAGATTATGGCCATTAAAAAAGACGACATTTTTGGTGGACTTGTCGGAAGTTTTGGGAGTAGCGGCATAGTGCCGACTGGAAATGGTCCTGGGACGAGTAACCCTAGGTTTCCTACCAGGACGTTTATAAGGCAGCGTAAAGAGTTTAAGAGAAAGAAGGCCGTTCAAGAACAGGCCAAGGAGCTTGGGTTCAAGGGGCTTAGAAAATCGATCATATCTCAATTTGATGATGAGGAACTTGGTTTGTTGGGCGGTAAGGTCAAGACAGAGAATATTAAGAAGCTGAGGAGACCAACTCAACCTCTATTTGCTCCTAACTCGTTCATAGCTGTTACTCGTAATTAAGGTGATCTATAATGGCTGAGGTAATAGACAGGCAACAGGCAAGATACTCCAGTATCATAACTAGGATTAAGAATAATCTTAGTCATATGGTCAGTATGAGATCTAACTATGACTCTATCTATAAGGATATTATTAAGTATGTTCATCCATATAGGGGAGATTTCATACAGTCCTTTGTTCCTGGCAGAAGAAGAGTCAATGATATCTTTGATTCAACCGCTCCGTTCGCTGCTCAAGAATTTGCGTCAGCCCTTGGGTCATTCCTGACTGATCCATCTACCAGGTGGGCTAACATTGAGACGTTTAATCCTAACCTTAACAGGGATAGATCGGTTAGACAATACTTCGACGATGTCATGATGGTGTTGTATGATATGATATTTTCGTCTCCTCATACAAATTTCCAGGATAGTCTTAATGAGATGTATCTTGACATCGCCACATTTGGAACGTCTGTCCTGTTTGTAGAGGACCGGATTGGAAAACCGCCGGTGTTTCGTAGTTTTCATCTTGGTGGGTGTCATATAAGGGAGAACGAGCAAGGTCGGGTTGATACTGTTTATCGTGAATTTAAGATGACCTATCGACAGCTGAGGGAGCGTTGGCCTGATGAGACATTGGCGCTTGTAGAGAAGTACGACAAGACTCCTAACAAGTCATTCGACATACTTCACACGGTTGAGCCAGCGGACGGACTGGAACCAATACCAGGACTATTTCCATTCACATCAGTGTACGTGATTCTTAATGAGTCTCTCATATTAAATGAGGGTGGGTTTTCTGAGTTTCCTTACGTTGTTCCGCGATGGCGAAAGGTTGCTCATGAGGTTTATGGTAGAAGCCAAACGATGATGGCCATGCCTCATATCAAGATGGTGAATGCCATGGCAAAGACCGTGATTAAGGCTGGTCAAAAGGCGACAAGTCCTCCACTACAGGCTCCTGATGACGGGTTCATGTTGCCATTGGATATGAGTCCGGACGCTATTAACTACTACAGGGCTGGCAACCCTGATAGGATTGAGCCAATAAGATCTGACTCTCGCCCTGATATAGGCCTTGAGCTTATTGAGGCTGAGAGACAGCAGATAGAGAGGATATATTTTCTGGATGTTTTGCGTCTCAAGGAGAATGGCCCTGAGATGCGCGAGGTTGAGGTGCTGAGACGTACAGAGGATAGGATGAGGTCCATGAGTCCAATGATGGGTAGGGTACAGGCAGAAGCCACCACTCCCATAGTGACCAGGACGTACAATATTGCTGAGAGGAGAGGTATGCTCCCACCACTTCCACCTATTCTGCAGGGACAGCCATTTAGGCTTAGGTACGTCTCTCCAATGGCCACAGCACAAAAGGCAAGCCAGCTTAATAATATGTCAAGGGCGATGGAGTTCTTGACCCTTGTGTTTAATCTTAAGCCAGAGACTGCTGATCGTATTGATGCTGACGGTATGATTGACATTGTTCATGATCTGCTCGACACTCCTGAGAAGATGCTTGTTCCACTTGAGCAGGCCATTGAAGAGAGGGCGGCTAGACAGGAACAGCAGCAACAAATTCTGGATTCTGACCAGGCTGTTAATCAGAGCCAGGCTCTTAAAAATCTAACACCATTACTGACACAATGAACTTATTAGTTAGGGCAAAAAATAATTACTTTAAGCATGCGGCATATCGAAGGGTGTTTGAGTCTGACGATGGTAAATTTATCCTGGCGGATATGATTAGGAAATACTATGTTCTACGACCAACATATGTTGTTGGAGATCCTAAACAAAGCGATCTTAATGAAGGAATGAGAAAGGTTGTTCTCGACATAATTAACACATTGAGAATTGACCCACAAAACTTAATCGATAAAATAGAGGAGGCTGACGAATACGATGTTTAGACACCAGATATTTTTTATTCCAGATGGCGGCGGAGATGGCGGCGGAGATGGCGGCGGCTCTTCCAGCTTAGTTGATCCAGGTGCTGATAATGGTGGCGCTCCTGGCGGTTTGACATCAACACCGCTGCCTGATCATCTCAAGGAGGTGCCAAGCCTTGTTAAGGCAAATGTCAAGGATATTGAATCCCTTGTGCGAATGAACGAGCACGCTCAATCAATGATTGGTAAGTCTCGTCTACCCATGCCGTCACCAGAGGCCACACCTGAGCAGTGGGCCGAGTTTAACAAGTCCATAGGAGTTCCTGACACTGCCGATGCTTATTCCTTCAGTAGAGATCAGTTCCCTGAGGGTGTTGAGAGAAACGAGGACTTTGAGAAATACCTCAAGGACGCCTTTCACTCATCTGGATTAAGGCCTGATCAGGCAAACAAGCTTTACAACAAGATAATTGACAGGACTGGTGAAGAGGCTGTAAAGTCTGCTGAGCAGCAAGAGCAGCAGATCAAGGAGTGGGAGGAGCAGTCTAAGAAGAAATTTGGTGCCGCGTATGACGACACCATCAGTGTTGGCCAACGAGCGGTCAAGTTTGTTGGTGGCGATGAACTACCGAAATTTTTGAGAGATACTGGACTTGCCTACCATCCTGTCATGGTTGAGGTATTTTCCAAGTTTGGGTCAATTATCAGAGAGGCTCATGGTGAGAGCGGTGATACTCCTGAATTCTCCGGGGTAATGGCTCCTGAGGCTGCTAAAGAAGAGATGAAGAGACTTCGTGCCGATAAAGAGTTCATGACTCATTACATGAGTGCGACACCCTCTGAACAGAAGAGAAACGCAATGGAAAAGATGGAAAATCTCCTCAAGATGGCTTTTCCAGAGGAGAGGTAGTACTATCCGGGTAGCCTATTAGTATGGGTCCGGCGTCACATAGCCAGACGTTAAAGGTTAGAACAGGTCCGTCCTCGGGTAGCCAGTTCGTTATCTATCATTAAACGTATCAATTAAGGAGGACGGAATGTCTGATCAAATTACCACCGCAATGGTGCAGGGTTATCGTGCCAATGTGGACTTTTTGTTACAACAGAGAGGTTCTTTGTTACGTGGTGCTGTTCGACAAGAATCTCAAAATGTTGAGAGTGATTTTTACGATCGTATCGGTGCTACTGACGCGGTTGAGGATGTTACCAGACATGGTGATACTCAATACGTCAATACGCCTCATGATCGTAGGCGTGTTACTCTGAGAGATTTTCATTGGGCTGATCTTATCGATAAAAAAGATAAGCTACGTCTTTTGATGGATCCTCAGAGCGCCTATGCCATTAATGCGGCCATGGCTCTTGGACGTAAACTCGATGACATCATAATCGAGGCTGCGTTCGGTACTGCCTATACCGGTAAGACTGGATCTACTGCCGTCGCATTTCCAGCAGGAGATGTTATTGCTGTAGATTATCACGACGACGGCGGTTCTGGCAATACTGGCCTTACGATCGACAAGCTTCGTAGAGCAAGAACGAAGTTGAAACAAGCGCAAGTTATGAAGGATGAGCCGTGGTATATCGCGTGTGCGGCTCATCAGATCCAAAACTTGTTAACTACCACACAGATCGGTAGTCAAGACTTCAATATGGTTAAGGCCTTGGTTCAAGGTGAGGTTAACACCTTCATGGGCTTTACCTTCATTGAGTCTGAGAGACTTCTCACTGATGTCAGCTCCTATCGTCGAGTAATTGCCTGGACTCAGTCTGGCATCTTGCTTGCAATTGGCGATGACATCAATACCGAGATCGATAAACTTCCCACCAAGAAATATTCCGTACAGGTATTTGCTGAGGTTCATGCAAATGCAACCCGTATGGAGGAGGGTAAAGTTCTGGAGATCTTATGCGACGAGACTGTGTAATTTTGTAGTTAACAATTAACGACGTAAGGAGAACAAGATGGCAGAAGTAAATGGTGTGAATTATCAACTATCACAGAATGTTCCTGTGGATCAAGTCGCCAGCAAGGAGAACTTTGGTCGAGTCCGTATTTTACACGATACGTATGAGGCCGCAGCTCTTCCTTCTGGAGATAAGATCAACATAGGAAAGATTCCAAAGGGCGCCAAGATTCTTGATGCTAAGATCGTGGCTGATGCTCTAGGCGCGGGTGTGACACTCGAACTTGGGGATGCCGGCGACCCTAATCGTTTGGTAGCAGCCACTGTGTTTACCTCGGCGGCTGTTGGTCAAATGGCTGCATCAGAGATTGATTCAGGCTGGGGCTTTATCTATACGGCCGAGACTCTGCTGCAACTGACAGTTGGGGTAGGTGCTGCCACAGGTACGATCAAGACCTGGGTTGCATATACTCTTGATTAATCTGTAGGGAGGGAGGCATCTCCCTCCCTTTTTTTCGAGAAACTATCATGGCGACAGATGTTCTAGAGATAGCTAATAAGTCCTTTGTGCTCTTAGGTGCTGGCACCATCATGTCTCTTAGTGATGGCAAGAAGCCTGGCAATGTCTTTAATGCTATATATCCAACCACTAGAGATGCTGTTCTTAGAGCCCATCCTTGGAATTCCGTATCTAAGAGAGTTACAGTCGCTCCAAATACACCCAAGCCGCCGTTTGAGTGGGATAACTCATTTGATATGCCTGATAATTGTCTGAGGGCTGTTAGTCTCTATAAGGTCCTTAATAACGAATGGACTGTTGAGGGTAGAAAGATACTGGCTAATGCCGCCTCCATAAATCTTAAATATATTGTGGCCGAGAGTGATGTCACTAAGTATGATGCTCTTCTTGTTGAGGCTCTTGCAGCCAGACTCGCCTCTGATATGGCTCAGCAACTTGTTGACGATATCTTGCCAAATCACGCGCCTCAACATCGCCAAATAACGTTGGATTTCCGCGAGAGGCCCCTGCATTATGCCTTCTAAGCTGTTGTCCTATGACTCTGCTCTCCTCCGCAGCTCGTGTTCCAGCTCTGTTACCAAGCGCGTGGCCAATTTCATGTTGTGCATCACTCGGGATTAAAAAATCCCGATCCAATTGAACGACAGGCTGCCCCGTATCGAAAAAAAATC